TTCGGTATCGCTGGCTGTTGCAGTGAAAGGAACCGCCTGCTCAATGTGCTCAAACTTCACCATGCAATTGACAGCAGTGTGCTCTTTATCTGCCCATTGCGGATTGCTTATTTTTTCCACATTCATGTCATCTCCTGTCTGTCAGTATGCGCGCTGGAACAGCCCGATGCTTTCATTGTCATTTGTCGACGTAATTTCATTACACACCATCCATGAGCCCGGAACTGAGGATAGTTTGCCGTCAATGCCATCGGTGTTAGCTTTCATATAGTTTCCGTTTTCGTCTTTGATTAGGGCGCATCGCTTAAGGCGTGAACCCGATACAGTTTCTCCTGGCTGATAGGTTCTGCCGATGTCGGTTATATACGGGCCTAGTGCGGCAATAATGTATGTTCCGATGCTGTAAATTTCCCCGGGTACCAGCCTTCCGGTTGGCCCTTGTGGTCCGGTTTCACCTGTCGGGCCCTGTGGACCTGTCGGGCCCTGTCTTCCTGTTTCTCCCTGCAAACCTCGTGGTCCGGTGTTCCCCTGCGGCCCCGTCGGTCCCGTCGGCCCCGTCGGCCCGGCAGGTCCTTGTCGACCCGCTGGCCCCTCGGCCCCCAGTTCCTTCCAGTCCGTCCATGGACCATTTCCGGTGAAATTACCGTTGACAGCCCTGACAAACTTCCTGATGGGGTTCCATGTAGTGTATTCCTGTTGACAGAAACCCCAGGCTCCCATTTTCACGGACAGGTATCCCGCCTGTTCAACGGGGTAGTGCATGGCGGTGGTTGCATCTTTATTGGCCGACTGATAGTAATCCCCGTGGTGTTCTGGTTTTCCCAGTGTATTGAGATCAACGGTCAGCGCGGTATATTTCGCCTTCTGTGCTCCGCTTTGTGTTGACTGTTGAAGTTGTTGTACGGTCTGGTTTGTGGCATTGATTTGTTGCTCCAGTGTTGAGGCTTTCTCACTTGCTGCCTGTGCACTCTGTTTAGCCTGTTCAGCCAGTTTTTCGGCTTCAGTGGCTTTCTGCATGGTGAGCTGGACTGCCTTTGGTGTTGCAGCGGCGTTTTCGGCGGCGCTGCCCGTTTCGCTGCTCAGCCGGACGATGCCTTTCTGGCTGGTCGTGGCGTCAGTGACTGAAGATTTTTCATTAATCATTCCTTTCAGCGTTTTGATGGCCTTAGAGGTTGCGGCTGTTTCTTCGCTGTCACTGTCGGTGGCACTGCTCAGTTGCACAAATCCCTTTGTGCTTGTGGATGCAGACTGGTGGGTGCCGCTTTTTTCATGTTCTTTGATGGCCTGATCCAGAGCGGCTTTTGTGACCATGACAACTGACTGATCCAGTTTAATATTCAGCGCAGAAATATTACTCAGGAGAATAACCATCCTGAATACCTGCTCCCGACCTGAACCTTCCTCCAGCTTCGGTTTGTAACCTTCTGCTACGTTGCCAACAGCAATCAGGGCACCTTCATCATCGAATAACCCAATCTCCCTCACCCAGAAGCCGCCCTGGTCAGCAGGAATAACCAGCTCTGCGGTGACAAAGCTTTCATTCTCCGCATCCTGTGTGATGCTGGAGATATTCCCTTCCCAGACTTTTTTCACCAGTTGTTTTTGCCCTTCTGATGGCTCCACTTCCTGGCCGTTGCCGTCGCCCACCTGCATCTTTGCCAGGGTGACTTTTTTTCCACCGGGCTTCAGGGCTTCGGCCAGCTTCCGGCGGCCCTCAGTGGTGATAATGGTTTTGTATTTCTGTGTCATGGTTCCTCCGGTGCCGGTTTTACGATGGTCGTTGTGCCGTCGTATGTTGTTCCGGCTATACAGATAGCGGCTTGTGCGGCGCACGGTGACGGTATCTCCGTATCCGGTTTAACCCGGGTTATGTCACTGTCGTAAATCGCGCCAGCACAATAAATTTCTCCTCCGGTAATGCAGGGGTTCGGCAGTGTTGCGTCCGGATATACCTGTATGATGTCTCCGCTATGACTCACTGCCCCGGTAAAGACTTCCCCTTTTGCAATGTATGTCAGCCTCAGTGCTTTCAGGTGACGGCTTACCGGCTTCGCCAGCGCAATCATGCGCTCCATTTCCTGATAGGTCGCCTCTGTCAGGGCTGCATGTGTAACATCGATGTTGAGACGAAAACTGCCTGGAGGGTCGCCGTTTTCCCACCACTCTGTAATGCTCAGCAGCGCGCCGAACGGGGCAATAGCTCTTCTCATGGCGCTGATGGTCCCCTTATGACGGTGAACCATCCACGACTCGCGTATAACGTCCCGGCGAGTCTCTTCCGTCCATGCCTTATCCCATCTGTCCACTGAAAGCGTCCATGCGAGCCATGGCAGCAGTACTTCAGGGCATTCGTCCGCATTCCACAGGGTGTTAAGTTTCACCGGCAGCTGGCTGATTTTTTCCCCGGAGCGATCAACGGTTTTCAGAAAAACACTGGCAGACGGCGGAAGCACCGTTTTACTCATCGGTCCCCCCGGCGCGAATCTCTGTGGCGGAGCATCGCGCCGCCTGTGTTTCGCTGATCACCAGATCCTTCGCTGGTTGTGTTAACTCCACCCGCTGAACTCCGGGCACATGCAGGGCCGCCATGATGGCTGAACGGGCAACGTCACGACCAATTCTTCGCTGCTCTGCCAGCCACGCCTCCAGTTGTGCCCGTGCGGCCTGAAGTATGGGTTCTGATTCCGGCCCCGGGTAAAAATAGAGTGTCGCATCAATCTTGTAGCTGATGATTTCCGCGCTTTTCACCGTCAGTCTGTCCGCCACGGGGCGAACTGTTTCGTCGTTCAGTACGGCTTTCACTTCGTTAATCAGTGCTTCGTTCGCCGTTCCGTCTCCGTCGGCTGAAAGGAGCGCAACCACAACTTCCGCCGGTGCCGGGCTGGTTGCTCTGGCATCTGCCACTTTTCCGCTTGCGCTGCGTGCAAAATACTCATATGAGCCGGAAGGCCCGGCAACACTCATCCCTTCAAAGGCGCTCTGTATGCGCATCCGGAACGCGGCGTCACTTTCCATTACCGCCGGTGTGGTCTCCGTTGCTTCGGTGATAACCAGGCGCTGCACATTCATGTTTGCACCCAGATTGTCAAGATCGCTTCCTGATGAATGACTCAGCATACAGGCCGCTGCGCCATCATTGATTCGCTGCCGCAGTAACAGCTCCCGCCATGCCATAGCCTGAGCGATGATGTTCAGTGGTTCTGACTCCAGTTCAAGGGCTGCCGCCACTTCATCGCGCATGGCTTCCGGAAAGACGCTAATCATGAATGTCTTTGTCTGTGCCAGAATCACTTCATAATCCAGCGATTCAATGATCGCCGGTTGCGGCAGCTGGGATAAATCAATTGTCGGCATCCTTCCCTCCCTGTATATCAACGGAAATACTGGCGCTCTGCATGGTGCTTACAATCAGATAGCTCATGGATAACACTGCGCTGCCATTGTTTCTCCACGTCAGGTCCACGCTGTTTATGGCAACGCGTGGCTCCCATCGTGTAATGGCGATCACGGCGGCACTCATACAGCGCAGTCTGGTTATTTCATTTGCCGGACTGTCAAGAAGAACGGGCAGGTTGCTGCCATACTCGCGCCGCATAACACGCGAACCTTCCGGTGTCAGGATAATATCCGTGATTGACTGGTTCAGATGGTCGATGTCTGTCAGCGTTCCGTAGCCTGCGTGATTCATGCCTGTGTAGCCGGTACTCATTGTGGGCCTCCGCTCGTATCGCTACCGCTCTTCACTCCGCTGTGTACGTGGGTGTGTACGGTGATGCCGTTTGATTCGAGGCTGCCGCCACTGTGTTTCACGTTGCCTTTCATTGTTCCGCCGCTGGTCAGCTCGAATGTCTTTGTCTTCAGCAACTGCGTACATTCCACCTTTGGCGCGTCCAGCGTGATACTGGTTTCAGCCGTAATGGTTGCGGTTTTTATACCTCTGGCCGTCAGGCTGCTTTCCTGTGCGTTATAGCGAAATTCCGCACCGTCCGGCGCGGTAATGACCATTTCGTTTTCCAGCGATCCCGGTGGCGGGTTGTCGTTGCTGTACAGACTTCCTGCGCTGACTGCGGTTTCCGGATTGCCGCCCGGGCATAGGAGAAACACCTGTTCGTCCGGTGATGGGGGGATCCAGATTTTAAATTTTCCGGCCCGCCCGCTGTTCCATCGGATCCAGTTTGTGGTCAGGCCGCCGGTCTGCACACGCACCTCCCAGGTGTCGGTGTTGATTTCCGTAACCACACCAATCCGCACAATGTTTTCCAGCAGACGCATAAGCTCGATGTTCATTTCGCTGCTTTCCCCAGTCCGGCAATCACGGTTTCTGTGATTTGCTGTTTGTCTTTTTCGTTCAGGCCCAGCAGCTCGCGCACGGGGTATTTCGTGGCGTTCCCGGGTGATACCAGGCCCACCTCACCGAACTGGTGCACTCTGGCAATACGCGCGGCCCGGCCCTGAAAGCCGACACTTACGCCGTTTGTGTCGGGGATGATTCTCAGAAAGCGTGCTGTTCTCAGCTTTTCGAACATAGGTGAGCGACGTGATGCTCTTGCTGCGACGCGCTGTGTGTTAATTTCCAGGTAGTCCCCGATGTCTGCCTTGTAAAACGTCCTGATCCCCCCGGCGTCTGTATCGTAGCCGGTGATTTTCTGCCCGAAACATCCCTGTGACGTGCTCCAGTTTTTCAGGTTTCTTACCTGGCCGTCCTTCCAGATAAACTTCACGCCTTTTTGTATGCGCATGATGCGGCGTTTTCGTTTCTCCCATGGCTGGCCTTCCGGGGATACCTGGCTTCTGATGCGTTTTGTCTGTAGCTGTCGGACGACCTTACCCACGCTCATTGCCGTGCGCTGAATTCCGGCTGCCGACAGGCCGGAAAGAATATCCTGAAAGATGACATCCAGTTCGCGGTCCGCTCTCATGTGCTGGTCTCCGTTCCGGTTCGCCACGTCATGTCTTCAAACACTACGCGCCATGCTTCCAGTGCCCGGCTTATCGGGGGCTCACCGATGTGCTCTGCCGTCACCGTGCCGTCGTCATTACGGCGCACAATCACGCGCTCCCATACCGGGATTTCCAGCAGGATATCGGCACTGTCGTCATCGTTGATGGCCGTCGAAAATTTGATGCTTTTGTTCTTCTCCGGATTGAGAAGAAGATCCGGCTGATTCCTGTACAGCCACGCCATGACCGGCAGCATGATGTTGTCGATACTTTCTGTGAAGTCCATGACGAACAACACCAGGTTGTAGCGGTACAGGAATGAGGGGGATTCACCGGTGGTTTCAATGCCACCCGATTCAATGAATACCGTGAATTTTTCCGGGCTGGCCTTACACCACCGGCAGTTGCTGGTCAGAGCTTCGCGTAATGAATTCAGTTTCAGCATAAAACACCGTAGAACGTGTTGCGTGTGGCAATTAAAAATCTCAAAATTAAATGGCTTTTAATTCGGGTTCTTTCTTGCTCACCTTTCCCCTCTTGCACCCTCCGTATACCGGAGGGTTTTTTGTTTCTTTTGCTGTGGACAGTGGTGCCGTTCTGATGCGCTGTGCCTGTTGTTATGGCAATACCCCGTTGACCGCTCCGCCAGCTGATTTCCTGGCGGCTGCTTCATCTATCTTTTTGTTCCAGAAATTGCGGACGGCTTTATATCCCCCTGAGATCAGATACAGAAGGGATACGGCGGTACTGAAATACAACATTATCTGATGAATAAATCCCATGGCTTGCTCCTTTTATTTTCCCGGTTGTCAGCGAGCTTCCCCGCCGGATGGCTGGGAAGCATTGTTATGCCGGTGGCTGATTTACGACAACGCTCAGGCTGTCAATCAGTACGGTATAGGTCGGCCGATACGTGATATCGGTCACGCGTAACGTGTCGTTGGTAACATCGGCTTTTGATGTGGAAAGCATGAACGGTTTTCCGTCCACGCCATCCAGAACCGGTGTTACCTGGGTGCTGTTGTTTCCCGCAAAACGAAACGCTATGGTGTGCCAGTTGTTATTGAACTGACCAAAGGTTCCCAGTTGTTCGTTTGGCGTTTTGTGATACATCAGATTCAGGTTTGCGCTGTCTGTCTGAAGAAAGAATGAGAGCAATAAATTATTTGGATCTGCCCCCAGTAATTTCACATCCTGCGGTAATGCTGATGTTTTCCAGTACATCGCCATTGCGTACTGGTCTTTTTTCAGCTCACCCTCGATTTTGAATCGGCAACTTACAGTCCCGCCATTTTTCAGAAGGTCAGCACCATTACCGGCCTTATGCTCCAGATACCAGGTATTGCCTTCCTGTTTGGTCAGTTTCAGGGCTTTTTTCCCTGTTGCTTCCTCATCACCGATCAGCATGTCTTTCAGTTGTTTTGGTGTGTTGGCCCCGTTTTTGCCTTCGCTCAGCGTCCAGCCCTGGCTTTCCCGTTCAGGAGATGATGCCAGCAGACTCATGAGCGTGACCGGCCCCGGTCTGACTGCCGGTTGTTCTGCTTCCGGTGAAGATGGCTTACTGATGCCGCCCGGTGCATCCTGTGATGGTTTTGCCACGCGTTCCGGCTCTGTACCCGCAATAAATGGCAGCGTGCGGCCGACGTTAAGCAGGATTGCTGACGCCATGCGATCGGCAATAATGCCCCGGCGGGCCCATGAGCTGAAGTGCGTTCCACGCAGATGGCTTACCCAGTTTCCGCTACTGCGGGATGCGGCACCGTAATAACCCGCTTCCGCAATATCCGGATCTTCTGTCGGCTCGTTTGTTGGGGTGTTTTTCCCGTACTCATCCGTAACAAAAGGCACAAAAACAATATTCTTCTCAGTGCTGTTTTTGTATCCGCCATACACGGTTGCGTACTGTGCTTCGTAGGTTTTTTTCCAGTGGTAGGTGGTATCTCCACAAATCCACGGCACGCTTTCAGGGTTGCCCTGGTTGCACTGCTTCGCAACATCGGCCAGGTCAGCCCGGAACTGCTTCACCATGGCTGTGAAAAGATCTTTATGCTGTGCGGCGTTTTGTTCTTTCTCAAGATCTGCCTCGCCCTGTGTCCAGCAGACGGCCAGCAGGACGTTTTTCGGATTTTTCGCCAGCGCTGCTTTTGTGCGGCTGATTAAATCCTTGTACAGCGGCGTGTTCGTTCCCCAGCGGCAGGATTTTTCAGTTGCGCCGCCGATCTCGCTGAATTGCCCCGCATCACCGGTTGTAAAGCCGGAACCGCCACGGCTGCATGGGACCAGAAGGATCCCCGCATTTGCCGGGATAAATGGCAGCAGGCGCTTCGCAATGTGCAATCCCTGACTCACACAGCCATGCTGACCTTTGTTCAGGTCGGCTTTCGGGTGGTTGTACTGGCTCATATCCTGCACGTCATGCAGGCAGTGATCCGCCAGAATGATGTCGTTATAGGCACAAGCTTTTCCGCCCGGGGTTACGGTGCTGCGGCGTGCCAGCTGGCGAATGCGCGAATCGGGTTTATCGTAACTTTCCGGGAGAGGTAACCCCTCACCGTATGCCATAGAGTTGGACTGACCAGCGCTCACCACAACGTAATACCACTCCGGTTCGCTGTCGGATGTCGGGGTGATAATGGTGCCTCCCTGGTCATCACTGCCTGAAACCATAGCCTGCATGAGATACCAGGGGACTCCCGGCTCTGATGCAATACCGGCATTACCGAGAAGTTCCCAGCCTTCCTGTAACCGCTTGTTAACTTTTTCAGCGAATTCTGCGCGGTTGGTGGCAGTAATCAGTTCAAAGTGTTTTTTGCTCATCGTTTACTCCTGATGGGGCGCATCTTGCGCCCGTTCTGCTCTTTGTTTATCCAGCCAGGCGATCGCAGCCTTGTCTGCGTTGCATGTGTCGAGTGCTTCCAGTAGCCGATCGCTCCATTCAGTCACCCTGTACCATGTCACGGGTATTTCCAGTGCCGGAACCGGGGTCTGCCTTGTCAGAACTGTCGGCACCGGCTCGTAAACGAGTCTGGTTTTCAACGTGTGCGGCGTGTTGCTGCAACCGCTCAGTAACAGCAGCGGGAGGATAAGCGCTGGCACACGTGTCGCCCTGCACGGCTTTTTGCATTTCTTCACGTCGTTGCTCTCCTTCTGTGATCCGTTGCTGGTCCAGAATGCGGATCACGTTTATCACCCTGGAAAAGTCTGTGTATGCATGGCGAACTTCCTGCATGGCGGCGCGGTTGTCCTCTATGATGTCCATCATCTGTTCCCGTCCGAGACTTTCCTTCCCTTTGCGGTATGCTTCCCAGCCTGTCAGGCCACAAAGCAACAGGGTGGCAAGAAACCAGAGCAACACGGCAGGTGTTTTCATTGCTTCACTCCGTTCATACACCAGTTCCTGAAGTCATTGCGCCGGTTAAACAGCCCCTGTGAATAGCGTCCGCCGCTGTTCACAAAATCCGTCAGCCTGCCGCACATTGCGCTCCAGTTCTTTCCCTGAGCGAACTTCCAGATGGTTGTTCTGTGCATCCTCCCGTCACGCCCCTTAAACCACATCAGGCCTTTGCACCCCAGATTAAAGGCAGCATCCGTCATTGCCTCAAAGTGGCGTTGTGGCATGTCGCGGCCATTGAAATTCTGATTGATGCAGTTCTCCGCCCGTCGTAAATCGTTCACCCATCGACCGGCAACTTCCTGTTTGGTATGGTGGCGGTCGGGGACGTTTCCCGTTGAGCCACAACCCACGGTTTTCACGCCAGCGATATCCCTGTACGGGAATGCCCGACACTCTTCCCAGGTGGCAATTTTTTCCTGTGCCTCCTGTGAGGTTCTCAGCTCCCCGGGGGCCAGCGAAAAACCCAGCGCCACGATGGCGGCAACGGCATAGCGTTTAATCTGTCCTGGCATGTGATTCCCCGTCTGCATTCAGGGCTTCCAGAGCGCGCTTCTCGCTGCCTTTTAGTGGTCGGTGCTGCATCTGGTCGGCAATGCGTGCAATAAGCTCATTGCGCCGCTCCTGTGCCTGCTCCATACGTGTTCTGTGCATCCATCCGCGCAGCAGTGAAAGCGCCCCCAGAATCAGTCCTGCCAGCGCCATCTTCTCGCTCAGCGTCATAACCCCTATACCGGTGACCATGACGGATGTGAAAAACGTAATGTGGTCGTAAATTCTCTGAAACATAATCAATCCCACAACTGAACGGTTTCGCGCTGTTTTTCCTGTGTGATTTCCGGTAATTCAACTTCCTGCCCGGCAGTGAGGAATACCGTGTTACTCAGCCCCGGATTGGCAGCCAGAACGCGCTCTGTCACGCCCTTTGTCATGCCGTAATGACGCTGGCAGAGTAAGTCAACGGTGTCGCCGTCATGCGCGGTTACCTTCATTAAATCAGCTCCGCATAAATCCGTCTGACGCCGCGAATATCGGATATTGCCCAGCGTGCATCGCGCCACATATCTTCAATCTGCATGTCCAGCGCATCGGCCCGGCGATCACCTTTGTCGGTGGTGTCCACATCCCGCGAACGCTCAAGAACGCCCGCGCGGGTCAGTGCATACACCGCGCGTCGATACCGGTGCACGTTCACGCTCTCACCGTTGATGTGTGCTGCCGGAACGTCCGCCAGTGTCGACCGTCCCGCCGCCTCCTGTTTCTGTTTCCAGGCGTCAAGCTCTGCCGTTACATGTGCCACAGCTTCGGTGGCCGAATGCAGCAGACGTGAGGTGGTGGTGCGCCCGGGAATGCGCATGGCAAGGCGCAGCTCTTTCAGCACGATATCCGGCCAGAACGCGTCTGTACTGATGCGCGCTTCTCCGTCGTCGGTGTCTGTCGTGTCATCCGTGGCGTCGTTCACACGGGGTCTGGCTACCATGCTCATGATGTCTTCTCCTGTAGATCAGGCGGTGGGCGACCGGTGAAAATGACCGGGAGTCAGCGATCAGATCACCGGTCGCGCCGCCTGCCGACGAGGTCGGGTCCGGTGTTATCAGGTCGCCTTGCGCGCCGGTTTTGCGGCGGTTTTTTTCGTGGCTTTTCTGGCCGTCGCTTTTGTAGTCGGCTTTTTGCGCCCTGATGTTGCTTTCGATTTACTTTTCTCTTCTGCTGGTTTTTCCGGTTCCGGCTGAACCTTTGATACCTTTCTGGCCAGCGTGGCGATTTCACGCTTCACGCCCGCTGCCGGATTGATGCGCATGGCTTCACGCAGCAGACCAAGTGACACAGTCATGTCTTCCGTACTGCCTGATGCGCGCCGTGAAAATGCCCGCGCCTTATGTAGTTTTGCACGAACCTGATCCGGCATGTCCTGGTCGTGAACCAGTGCATCCAGCTCGTCCAGCATACGGATATAGCCGGATAAGTCGGTTTCGCTGTTGGTGGCGGCTTCTGTCAGCACAACTTCGGCAATTTCTTCGGTGAGCACGGTCGCCGAATCGCGCCCGAAGTTGTCCGGCAGTGCCAGCCGGTGACGAATGACGTACTCACCGATACGCAGTGCCAGCGGATAATCCCGGCAGTCAATTGCCCACACCATCATGGTGGTAATGACTTCGTCCTGGCGTCCGCTGTCGCCTGCCAGCGTGCCGTCTATCCAGCCTTCAAAATTCGGTATCAGGTGCTTCTTCAGCTCCGCTTTCGCGATGTTCGACTGCACGCCCTTCAGCTGCAACTGGGCGAGGCGTAACTGGTGAAGAACCTGTTCATGTGCCGTTCGTGTTCGCTGCTCTTCGCGACTGAATGGATCAGCCCGATGATGCGCCATCACGCGCTGAAGGTATCGTTGTGCCGGTGTCAGCATGTATTCGACTCCTGATTAACCGGCGGGCACATGTGCCCGCCATAATGCGTTACGCCTGTGCTTCTGCCTCTTTCTTGTCTTCCGGATCTTCACCGGCGAAAGAAATGCCCTCAATCAGTGCGCACTTGCCGTAGTCTTCCACCACGTAGCAGTCGTTCATGGACTGGTAGGTGGCGATACGGTTGTACTCCGGCTCTTCACGGATGAAGCGACGCAGTGACCCTTTCTGGAAGTAGACCGAAAGGTTGCTGAACGACGTGATCAGCATGGCATCGTCCGGGAAGTACGGCGCAAAGAAGGTTGGCAGCGCGCCAATGGTGCGGGAGGCTGTAATCAGCTGTCCGGCGACCAGCTCCGTGTTCGGGTTGGTGGTGCTGATGGCGTTAATCATAGGCAGACGCAGCGTGTTGAACAGGTTGCGGCCCATGACAACAACCAGATCCGGGGCGTCCTTGTGCCACTCATCCAGTATGGAAGAGCGAATGTCGTTAACCATCGCGTCAGCGTTGCCGTAGTCGCCTTTTGCAACCAGTTTGTTTTCATGATCGCGACGGGTCAGCGTCATTGCCTTCACGATACGCGTCGTGGCGTGTTCACGGATGTGTTTCAGCCACCCGGTGTTAACGTCCTGAAGTTTCGGGTTGGCAGAACGATCGGAGATGATGGCGTGCGACTCACCGTTAAAGCCAATCATGATACGGTCCAGTGCAATCTGTCGGGTGATTTGTGCACTCAGCAGTTGCTGGAAGTTTTTCTGGCTGCTCCACGCGTCAATCTGTGCGTAGCTGATGAAGGTGTCGTAGTTCACCTGTTCGCAGCGATAACGACGTGATGCCAGATCAGAGACGTCAGCGGGATTGCGTCGCTTCACGCCGTCACTGGTTGAGTTGGTGCTGGCGATGGGGCCGCTGGTATTCACCAGGACTTTTTCACCCTCCTGATCGTCAACGCCGATGCTGTTGATTCTTTTCAGCAGCTCGTCGCTCTCTTTGATGGCGTTTTCCATCTTCTGATGAACAGCCGGATCAACGCTGAAGGTTTTCCCCAGTCGTTCTACGGTGGTTTCGGCCAGTTCAGCCTGGCGTGCAAGATAGGCCTCAAGATTGCTGCGGCCTTCGCGAGAAAGCGTTAAGCGGTTTCCCATGATTTTGTTCCTCAGTTAAAAATCAGCCAGGGCGTGGCTGTTGCCACCGGTTGAAGCAAAGCGCTGTTCCTTGTCTGCATCTTCGGTTTTCAGCTGCGCCTTCAGTTCAGTCAGTTCGCGGGTCAGGGTTTCCAGTGATGCCTTATCACTGCGCTGTTGCTCTTCCATCGCATGGAAGCGATCCAGAAGGCCGGCCTGTTCCGTGGCAATGCTCTCGACGGCTTCGCGCACGTGAGCGAACTGCTCGCTGTCCGTGTCACGGGTTTTGCTGATGAGCGCCATGACGCGCGAAAACCATTTCTGGCTTTCTTCGGTGCTGTCCTGTACGGAGGCCGCGAGTTCCGCTTCCATACATTCGGTGAACATGACTGGCTCACCGTTGCGGCTGTTGAACTGCATGATGCTGGCGCGCTGCTGGGCGGCAAACTTCAGTCGTTCAGTGCCGAGACTTGCCGGGGTATCGGTCATTGCCAGGCCAATTACGTAAGGGCCGCCAACGGCATCAATGTTGGGTTCAAGCTCAATGCTTGAGTAGATTTTCTTGCCATCATTCAGCATCTGCGTCATGCGGTCGGTGGGCTCAATTTCGGCATACAGTGCGGTGCGGCCGGCCAGTTTGCCTTCCCTGATTTCTTCGGTGGACAGTGAAATCACATCGCCCACGGCACTGAATTCACTGGATGGCATACGTGAAAGCATGTGCTCCACGTTCACCCGTGACCCCCACACTTCCGGGTCGTAATTCTCAGCGGCCTGACGCAACATCAGCCCCGAAATCTCACGCCCGTCGATGGTGGTGCCCGAGACGGCGACGCGGAATTTTTTCCGTACTGGCGCGTTTTTACTTGCCATGTAAATCCCCTTTCTGTGGGTTGCTTTTCTTCATGATGATAAGGGGATGGCTGCGCCTCAAGGCGGCGATGTTGTAAGAGCGTGGCGACAATGGCACCGGATACCTGGATGAATGCGCGGGCGTTTACTCTTGAGATCAAACAGCAAGGGGGCGTCAATGATTCAGGATGCATTTGTCCGCATAAGGGCAAGACAACTTTACTGGCAAGGGTACACACCTGCGGAAATCTCGCAACTGATGGGGATCAGCCAGAACACGATTTACTCATGGAAAAAACGCGATGAGTGGGATGCCACACCTCCGATCCAGCGGGTCACCCAGTCCATTGATGCGCGCCTGATCCAGCTCACCACAAAAACAGAGAAAAGCGGCAGCGATTTTAAGGAAATTGACCTTCTCACGCGCCAGCTGAAAAAACTGAATGACGGTCAGGGAGAACAGGCCGTTTCCGGTAAAAAGCCCCGTAAACGCAGACTGAAAAATCACTTCACCGAAGAACAGATTGTCGCGCTTCGTGAAAAAATCCTCCCGACGCTGGCGTGGCATCAACGTGAATGGTACGAAAACCGTCACCACCGCAACCGTATGATCCTGAAGTCGCGTCAGATTGGTGCGACCTGGTATTTTGCGCGCGAGGCGCTCCTTGATGCACTGCGTGATGACGTCTCCGCCGGGTATCAGCGCAACCAGATATTTTTGTCCGCCTCCCGTCGTCAGGCGTATCAGTTCAAGCATTTTATTCAGCAGGCGGCGCTGGAAGTGGATGTTGAGCTGAAAGGGGGCGACAAGATCGTGCTGTCCAACGGCGCGGAGCTGCACTTCCTCGGTACGTCAGCTGCCACCGCGCAGTCCTATACCGGTCATCTTAAATTCGACGAATTTTTCTGGGTCAGTAACTTTGTGAACCTCAGGAAGGTTGCCGGGGCAATGGCGACCCTGGAAGGGCTTACGCGCACTTACTTCTCGACGCCGTCGGGGGAAATGCATGAGGCGTATCAGTTCTGGACGGGGGGCCGCTGGAACAGCGAACAGCCACGCTCAAAACGCAGTGAGTTTGATGTTTCACATGCTCACCTGAAGAGGGGCGTGCTCTTTCCCGACAAAACGTGGCGGCAGATTGTCACCATTGAGGATGCTGTCGCTAACGGATGGCAGTTCACCAGTATTGATGATATTCGCGGCGAAAATACAGAAAGTGAATTTCGCAATCTGTACATGTGCGAATTTGTCCGTGATGGTGAGGCAGCCTTCAGTCTGAATACGCTCGTCGGGTGCGGTGTTGATGGCTATGACGAATGGCCGGACTGGAAGCCTTTTGCTGTCCGCCCTATGGGGGTGAGGGAAGTCTGGCTCGGGTATGACGCCAACGGCAGCAGCGGGAAGGGGGACTGCGGGGCGCTGTCGGTGTGCGTGCCACCCCTTGTTGCCGGTGGGCGTTTTCGTACGGTGGAAACCGTCAGGGTTCAGGGCATGGAGTTTGAACAGCAGGCCGCCCTGATTGAGGAGTACACCCAAAAATACAATGTGAAGCATATCGGGATTGATGTCACCGGCGGGAACGGGGAAGGGGTTTATCAGATAGTGAAAAAATTCTTCCCCCTGGCTGTTCCGTATAACTTTAATATCGCTTCAAAGCGGGCGCTGGTCATGAAGATGCTTCAGGTGGTCCGTGCCGGACGCTGGGAGTATGACCGCAGCGAGCGCGACCTGGTACAGGCCTTTGCATCGGTGCGAAAAATACAGACGCCCGGCGGCTATATCACCTATGACACTGACCGCTCACGCGGTGTCAGTCATGGTGATCTCGCCTGGGCAACCATGCTTGCTGTTATCAATGAGCCAATCGGCGCAGAGCGTGAGGATAATCGTGGCTTTGCAATGGAGTTCTGAACACAATGAGTAAACGTAAAAAATACACCGGAAAGCGCGGCACGGGCTCACTGGCTGATGCACTGAAATCAGCGCCGTCACTCAGTGCTTTCACGTTTGACGGTCCTTATGAAGCAAGCCGTCTTGATCTGCTTGATAACATGTCGTGCGCCGATAATGGCCGCTACTATGACACCCCCATGGACTGGAATGCCATTGCTCGCGCCTCGCGTCGTGCATCATGGCACCAGTCGGCCCTGTATTTTAAGCGTAATGCCCTGAACGGCTGCTTTGTTCCTCATCCGCTACTGTCCCGCCAGGCGTTTTCCGCGTTTGCGCTGGACTGGTTCGTGTTCGGTAATGCCTATCTTGAAGTCCGCCGCAACAAGTTCGGTGAACCCATTGCGCTTCGTCCTGCGCTGGCGAAATACACGCGGCGGGGCAGTGATCTCGATACGTACTGGTACCTCAATGATGATGGTTCTGAATTTGCTTTCCGTAAGGGGGCTGTGTGCCACGTTCTGAACCCCGATATCAACCAGGAAATCTACGGGATGCCGGAGTATATCGGTGGGTTGCTGTCGGTGAGTCTGTCGAACTCAGCGGATACGTTCCGCAAGCTCTACTATGACAACGGTTCACATGCCGGGTGCATTGTCTATGTTGGTGCCGCCCAGGCAAACGCTGAAAGCGTGGAAGCCATCAAGAAAACACTCACGGAATCCCGTGGCAAGGGGGCGTTCCGCAATATCCTTCTGCACGCGCCAGGTGGCGGCAAGGATGGTGTGCAAATACTGCCGTTCCAGCAAATCACCGCGAAGGACGAATTCCTTAACATCAAGGGGAGTGCCCGCGACGATATCCTTGCGGCTCACCGTGTACCGCCTCAGCTGATGGGGGCAATGCCTGACGGGAACGCGGCGTTCGGTGACGTTGAGAAGGCGGCGAGGGTATTTTTCATCAACGAGTTGCAACCGGTCATGGAAGCGATGAAGCATGTCAATGAATGGCTTGGGGTTGAAGTGATGCGCTTTAATCCCTATTCGCTGCTTCAGGATGGCGCCAGCTGACGCGCTTCGCTTGTCGGCTGCTTCGCCGGGGCATAAAAAATTTATGCCCCGACTCTCCAGCTCTGTCAACGCAATACACCTTTCGCTTCTCAACTCATCAATAACATTTAACATTATGTTTTGCTGTGGTTTTTCTCTTTTTCGCGTCATGCCTGCGGTGTGATGTTTCCGCATTTAATCCCGACCCCGTAAAACTCAACCAGACGCATTCTGGCGGCCTGTTTTTCTGACTCTGTTTCGGTGTGGTTTTTTCAGAACCGGCTTCACTGCGTGCGTATCACGCGCAATACGACCCCAAATAAAGCAACCTGCCTTCCACCCCTCAATTCGGGCGCCCTTCCCTCGTCGCCTGCGCGCAGAAAAAACGCGTTTTTTGTGCACGCACGGATCCTTGACGGATCCAGCCGCCATGCGGGCCGAAAGGGCAAAAAGTCGTTCAAAAAAATTGTGCAAATTTGTGCACTATTGTGCAAACCGAACGGAGTGCTTATTTATAGAAAAATTGAGCCTATGTATACGACGTTGCTTATAAATACATCCCTGACTGTTATGTGAAAATATGCAAAGAAAATTACATGCTATGGAGATGAGAGTTATAACGACCTTTTCTACTTATTTGTAAAAGAGGTCGTTATGTAAAAGTTAAATTATTTTTTACTCTTGATATGTGTAAAAAATATAGCTTTGATGTTTATATTCTATTAGAATACATTATTTATCCTCTTTAATGATTTTGTTATAGTCAAAATCCCAAATTTTTCTGTCAATGCCGTTTGTTGGTGTAACCCGGTAGAATAAGGATCGTAATCCATTGTAAAAATACTGGAGAGATTTCTGATTTTCTGGTTTGTTTAACCAGTTTCTTGTAATCATTCTAAAGAATTCAATATGCTGATTGAATATTTTCTTATTTAATTTTCTGCTTAAACCGGATGTAGACTCATGGTTGTCTTTTCTTTTCTGAATTTCAGTTTCAATTGATTGTAATTGAGGACGTATCTTGAGTAAGTATAACTCTTTCGAAAAACCATTGTTAATTATATCCTGATTTTCCCAGAAGGAAGAGTCGTCGGTATTATAAAGGTGCTCACAATGCTCAAATATCAATTGTTCTGGAGCTTTTTCACCCGGCAGTGATATAATTCCTCTCTGATCCTCAGGGCTGTGATCTCCATCAAGAATACAAATTGATTTTAACGAGGTTTCCTTAAGATGAGAATCATTAAAAATAGTTTTTAAATTGTCTGCACCAATGAAACAATCAATTAAGTGAAATGAATTACTAACTATAGCAAAATTTGGATATTTGCTTATCCAATAACCAAGTATTTCATTAAATAAAAAGCGAGCTTCTTCATCTTCCGTGAAAACTGGTATCTTGTTCCTTGTGTATATCTCATCCTTTGTTTGTGTTTTCAGATACATTGTTATTTTTAATATATCAGGATTATCCAAAAGCAGAGCCTTTGTAATATTGTTAATTAGATAGACAACATGGTATTTTTTATGAAAAGCATATTCTAGCAATGTCAGACTGTGCGTTGTGAAAAATACTTGAATCTTATAATCTTTTGCGTATTGATAAATTTTATCTAATAATCTTATCTGTAAAGAAGGATGTAAAGTGGCATCAAATTCATCTATTAACAGAATGCTTTCTTTTTGATCAGTGGATTGAATAAGTGATTCAAAATAATACCTAAGGCTAACTAATGCCTTGATTATAATGAATATATTGTCTTCCCCGGATGATATGGTATTAGAATCAATTGCTGGGTTATCGGTATCAAATAATGGGCCAGCTTTAAAATCTCCGATATTGTTTGATTCTATATTTATAATATTAATGCCCAAAAGTTCATTATATATTTTCGATATATAACCAACATACTCTTCTGGTAGGTTTAACGGAATTTTTGTAAGGGCGTCGTCTTTAGTTTCACCAATCGGGAATAGTCGCGATAATCCAAGATATAAAACTGGTTTAGCTGGAAGTGATTGTTTTTCTTTTCCGCGTGGGTATACTGGTTTGATAGCATACCGTTGCGCTTCGTCTGGATTTTTTGAGTTGTGCTTTCTGAAGTCTAGTGTGCTATGATCCAAATAGTTAATAGAAAATAACACACCTTTTGTTCCCTCTGCCGGATCGGTGTAATTTTTTGATTCCCTAACAATTGCTTCCATTTTTGGGTTGGCTATTTTGTTTATAGATTTTATAACTCTAACACAATTACTATTTGAATAATTTTGTGATCTAGATGGTGGTATTTGGAAACCATTGCTAATTAAATGAAGCAATGTTGTCTTACATGTCCCATTGGTTCCTGATATTATATTGATGTCTTCATTGAATGAGAAGTCAATATCTATCAGTTTCTTAAATTTTTTAAAACTAATTTCTTTAATCATCTATATCATCCTTAAATTTAAATGTCAGGGATTTTTATACCATGATTATAAATGATAATTTCTAGACCTTTTTTCTTATCTTGTGCAGTATAATTAAGCGTATAATCAGTCATGTTGAATTCATGATATATGCTTTTTATTTCAGGCACATTGTCATAAGACACAACCCAAGGTAGTTGAATTTCACGTAGTGTATTAGCGATTTTTACATGATCATCATGTTTATAAAAATTTCTATATAACTCTGCTCCTTTAACATAATAAGGTGGATCAAGATATATTAGACTATTTTGGGGTAGTAATGCTTTTTGGTGTAGCAGAAAATCTGCAGCATCAAAATTCGATACGTAAATTTTCTCCTTATATGCACCAATTAGTTCAATCCTTTTAATTAACTCTTTTTTGTTGAATCTTGCATCTAACTTCCATGGTCCTTTTTGTTCTTTCCCTCCAATAACGCCAGCCTTAAGTATTCCTGAACGGTTTGTTCTATTTAAAAAGAAAGTAGATAATGCGACTTCAAGCATACTATATTTATCATTGTTTAGGAGTATCTCCTTTTGAGTATGCCAATTTTCAATAGTCACAGGAACTTCATCAATCATTTCACATAACAGATCGTTATGATTAACCACTGCAAACCAAAAAGAATAAAGGGCAGGATCAATATCATTTATGAAGATATTTTCAACAAGACCGTTAAGGAGCAAACCTAATGCTACACCGGCTCCACCTGCATAAGGTTCAGCATAACATCCACCAATGAGATCATTGTTGCGGAGTATTTGTTCAATATGTGGCAAGAATTTTGCCTTACCTCCCGGATAACGAAGAGGGGTTCTAAAATGAGAAGGCTTTGTCATCCACGATTTTCTCAGTAAAAAATAAACATAATCTTAACATGGCACTTGAGTTTTCCCGATAAAAAACATCGTCGCCGTCCATAGATATTTGCATAGTTATGCAAAAAATCCAGTTTTCAATGAATTAAGGGGAATTATATCAATTGCATTCTATTCAACACAATATTCGGTTAGCGATTCACATCTCATCCCTCATGATGGAAAAGGCATATCCAACTTTGTAATTGTTTTTTCTCATCATCATTTTGATTACTAAAGTGCTATTTGCCTCTCTTTTGGAGCAAAGTAGCCTTGCGGCGGGCGCGTTCAGTGGTTTCATTGATTCTTTGTGCGTGCTCTGTGTCACGGATGGCGCGCAGCATGTCAGAAAGCACGGTAACGGGAGTTTTCATGCTGTTCTGGTCCTGCTGAATTGTGGATGCCAGGCGTGCGGCGGCTTCGGGGTCTGATGCCCCGAGCTGCTCCAGATAGCTGGCGACCGGGTTATGGCGGATCTCCGTGCTGCTTACGCCGTGATTACGGCTCAGGCGCTGCCAGAGCTGCGTGATTCGGCTGTCCGGGCGGGTATCCGGTTTGCGTACAATTTCAAATCCCTGCGGTGCAATGATGCTGCCGTCAACGTACAGAGTGCCGCCCCGTAACAGGTACTGCATCTGCTGTTCACCGATATGCAGGCCGAGAGATTCGGCAGACTCCCGCCATTCTTTAGCGAGTAACTCGTGGTTATCAGGCAAAGGCCGTGGCTGTTTGCGGCTCTGTGTCCAGTTCTGCATTTCATCACTGCTGTTTTTTGCCTGTTTGTCACGCAGCGAACGCATCAGCGCCCGGCGTTCGTGCCGTTTCAGTGAGCGCATCCACTCATCCACATCAACGCCGTCAGGGATCTGCGTCCACGGTGTTGGTTGCTCTTCCGACTGTTCTGTCCCGCTGTTGCCTGTTTCCTGTACACGGGGACAGTTATTGCCACGAGTCCAAGGTGCGGCGAAGCCGCCCCCAACGTCAAAACCCTCGTCCGTGCTGTTGTCGGATTTCGCTTCTTTTCTGACCAGTTTCCATTCGTCCGGATGGGTACAGATGGTGTAGCGCTCGCCGAGCGACGGGGCACAAATTCCGTAGATGCGCTGCGGGAATTCGCCGTAGTCGTTGGCCTCATCTGCGGTTTCGTATGCGGTGCGGATCAGGTACAGGTTGCGTGGAATGAGCACGCCGCCCTGACGGTTGATGTAGGTGGCAAAACACCCCACGTCAGCGGCGGCCAGAATGGCGTCAATGTCGTCATGGTCCAGGCGCTTCGGTGATGCGGGGTTACGCTCCATTTGTCCGGCAAGGCGGCGGAGTTCACGCCATACCTGTCGGGGCGGGATACCGAAGAACTGGAACTGCCGGATGCGGTGGAGACTCGCCCAGGCAATGGCGTTTTCCACGGTTTCCGCCATGGTTTTTCCCGATTCTTTATCGGCGTAAGGTTTGCCGGTTTTCGGGTCATTGTCGTGAAAGGTGCTGGCGTCCAGGTTCTTGCCAATATAGGTTGCGATGTAGCTTGCCGGTGTGCCTTTTGCCGGGTCGATTTTTTCGCACTTGAAGCGCGGAGAAATATCATTCCCCAGTTCTGCGCGATCTGATTTGATTGCTGCGTCACGCATGATTTCAATGATGCGTTCTTCATTGTCCGGGGCGGTGAATACCAGCATGTGCCAGTGCGGTGTGCCGTCATGGTGTGGCTCAACGGTGCGCACCCCGTACCAGCTCAGGCCTTCTTTGTTGAGTTTTTTTCTTGCAGCTGCAAAGACGTCGTAAACCAGATAATCACTGGCATCGCGCACGGTGGCACCGTTGTATTTCGGGTTCAGGCTGCCGTCCTCGTTCACGCTGTGAAAGCGGGAAGGGCAGGTTACTGTCACGAAGAACGCGGAGTCACCACGCGATTCGGCGACCTGTTCCATCCCTCTGACGCAGGCCATCATCTCGTTGCGGCGGTTGCGCGGATTCCCCAGCCCTGACCAGTACACGTCCTCCAGACTCAAGCGTTCACCGTCTTCGTTTTCAATGTCCCAGCTTTTGAGAAAATCACGGGTGCGCTGGCGTTTCTCCCGGAATTCCTGGAGTGACTCATGGCTGATGTAGGGGGATGCCTTGCGCGATACTCTTCCGGCGGCACGCAGTAATTCCTCCCGCCAGAGATCAGCGAGGTGGCGCAGCTGGTTGTTCCACCAGGTGGCGCAGGTGATACGCATTACCGCACCCGGTACCAGTTCAGGGTCTGGTGCCGTGCGGCGGTCACGTCTGATCTCGAGTGACGGCCAGTATGGTGGGTTCACGCCCAGTTTTATTGCCATGCGCGCCAGCTGCTGGTAAGTCAGCAACCAGGTAAACAGGTTATCGTCGCCTTTTCCTGTCCGCTCAGTAACTTCATCACATATGCGTTCCAGTTCGGTGGAAAATGCCGCCGCCGTTAGTGTGGCAAGGCGCTGAATTTGATTACGGTTGAGTTGTGGCAGCATGAGTAATTCATCAAGGCGATGGCGTGCTGCGGTGGCTTTGAATGCTGTCGTGGCGAAGCATTCATTCACCTGTTCGATGCGTTTCAGGCGTGTGCGCAGTCCACGGCGAACGAAGTTATCGGCCACGTGAGTGTTGTTGTTTTTCACGCCTTCATTGCGGGCGCTTTGTTGTTTGCGGTTTAAACGCGCCAGATCACGAATGAGCGCGTTACCAAGAAACGAGGGCAGGGCGCGAAGTTCTGCCATGGCTTCAGATACCAGCGTTGGCGGATTTTCGCGTTTGTGCCGCGCCAGTTTTTCCAGTCTGATCCGACGCTCTTCGTCGTGGTGAAGGTGCGAATTAATTCGCTTGCCTTCGTCTGTGTTTGTCAGGAAGTCGACGGTTTCTTCATCCAGTCTGGCGTCAGTGCGAATATCCTCGTTGATGTAGCTCTGAATGGCCTGGCGTAATGCGGTTGGCTGTGCTCTGCCGAACGTTTCAGGATCGATAACCGGTAGCGGGGCGTTCCACGGGTACGCCAGTTGTGCGTTATGGTCGCTCATGCGTCGCACTCCCCGGCAGTTGCCACCTGAAACGCCGCGCGGTACAGCACGAGAAGGCGCTGGTATTCGCCGATAAAACCTTCTGCGGTGTATATACCTTTCACGGCCACGCTGTGGGTTGTCATTTCCAGAACCAGCGCCATCTCTGATGACGACCAGCTGATGGCGGTACTGTCGGTGCCGTTGATGTGAAATAAACCCAGTCCATCACCATCACCTTTCACGTCCACGCGGTAACGACCGTCCACGGTGAAGGAGAAATCCCCGTATGTGGTGACGCTGCGGGCAGCCTGTTTACAGGCGCGGCGGTAATAGTCGTGCCAGTTGTTCAGGCGGGAAGCCAGCAGGGGATCCACCGCCCACATCCAGTTAAAGAAGTCCTGAATATCTGAAAGTCCCTTAACGCTCTTCATGAGAACCTCCGGTAACAGACGTGCGGAAGCCTCCCGCGTGCAGGTGTGGGATAGCTTCCGGATGTGGTTTATCGGTGCTGGTTGATGAGGCTTTGCAGTTCTGCCAGGTCTTCGGCCAGATAGCTGAAGACGGCAGCGCAGTAACGGTTTGATAGTGCGTGCGTGCGCTCATGCAGCATGTTGATATGCATGATTTGCGCGACGCGTGTTGCGCGGAAAAGTCTGCGGTTGATTTCGCTTCGGATGTGAAGACGCTCAGCGCGGGCGCGCTGTTGCTTGCGGTTTGCCATGGTGTGGCCTCTTTGCTCGGTGATAGAAATAACTCACCATCCAGAGTTGAGAATCTCGGGGTGGCGAGACGTACAGGGTTCTCAACACCGGAGAGCAAAGAATCCGGCCCGACCGAAGTCGGCCCCGTACGCCCCGCCATAATTCTGACGCGAAAAAGACGTGGCAATACAGTACGCACAAAAAAACCGCTGGCGCGGTTATGCGCTTTGCTCTGTATCGGGTTGAGAATCCCGGCACCCGTTTTATGAGGTGCAGCGGAAATGTAACCCGACACGACGAGCGCTGGCAAGCGGTTTTTGTGTTGCGTGCTGATGTGGTTAGAATGTTGCGAATTAATATCACCTGGCAACTGGTGATTGTCTGCATACGCGGGGTGTTTCTGATGAGTGATAAGCTCCCTTCTGATTACGAAATTCTTTTTGACCTGTGGTACAGCTACTGGCTTGAACACATGACAAGCCTTCTCCACCGTCGCGCTTCCTTGGTTCTGAGGATTAGCGCTTTCCTTGCGATTGTTGCCGCATTCATTTTTTGCGACAGCGCAACGTTTGTTTTCGCCAGTGTGGTGCTCTTTCTGGTGTGGCAGGTCATGGCTGCCTCTCTTTCTATCAGAGCTGAAAAGGCTGAATGGCAGGCGCTTAGCTATCAAAGACTGATTAGCCAGCGCCACGTGCTCACCCCGGAATGCATGATTGCGCGCCTCTCCTTTGTTGAGGAAAGTGACAGCCCCGTGATGGAGTGCATGATCAACCTTGCCTGGAATAAAGCCTGTGAGACGGTTGGTAGCTCTGCGCGCAATCATGTTTCGATCTCCGGTCGGTTACTCAGTCGCCTGTGCGGCTTTTGATTTGTGAAGCAGCTGCGCGACGGTTTCGCCGGCTGCCCGGTTTTCCGGGAATGACACTGGCATGTTCAGTTTGAGTGCCATTACGTACTCCGCCCGCGCGCCAGCTGAATCCACCCAGCCTTCCAGTAAGTAAATGGCATCGGCACACATGAGCATCGGAATACAAATGCTCATGTACTGCTGCTGGCTTAATCCTTCCGGCAACGTGGCAGGGTTCAGCACAACGTGCCCGTCTGCCGCGAGCCTCATCGCCTCTGTGAAAAACGCCGTCCTGTTGTGGTCTTTGCATCCGGTCATGGGACCGGCGATATAAATCACTGCCATGCTTTACCTCCCGTATTGCGTGTTGCTGTCAGCACGCGTACTTCTTCCATGTTCGTGGCGCAGAAGTGCGAACCGTTGATAAGGCGGATGTGATGCATCTCAGAATTGCGTGAGTCCTGGCGTGTCATGCCCTGGTCAATCAGGCTTTCGTCTACCTCGTACTGACGGCCGTTGGCTGTGAACCGGATAACGGTTGATTCCTGGATCATTGCTGACTCCTTTGCCCGGCAGATTTCTCGTTGAGCTGCTTTTTAAGGGTGGCGATTTCACTTTCCTGATCCTGAATCACCCGGATTGCTTCCATGGTGATCCTCAGTGAGATTGCTGAAGCGATAACGAGCTCTGGTCTTCCAGCAGCTGCGATAACTTTTGCTGCTTCCTCATGTGCACGGGCGATGAGACGCAATTCCCGCAAAAGCTCTTTGTTGTTTTCGCTATTCATTTCCTGACTCCGGTGTTACTGATTCATCTGTTTATTCACGTACTGGCAGGGGTAAACATCACGCTGTAAGTTGCATCTCCCGTTACAGGTCCGCAGTCCGGGCAGTAGCCACCGCCATGGTGACCGCAGGCGTCGCACTGTCTCAGGGTGGCGATAACCTCCGGTGCTGATTCCCGGGTTCTTGCGCCAACGCTTCGTGGTGCCTGTATGCAGTTCATCCGGTAACCCCGATAAATGCGTCGTGTTTCCGGTGTGTCGGAATTGGAGATGGTGATGCTGGTCATGCCGCCCGTTTCCTGTGAAAGGCGGTCAAGCGCTGCCCTCAGACGAACGTGCTCGTCTTCATCGAATGGTTTTCCGTAGGCGGTAAAATTGTCCCGGCCACTGAATTGCAGGTAAGGGGGATCGCAGTACACGCAAAGCGTGTTGCCCATGCCGAACAGGTGACTGGCAGAGTTCAGCGTATCCTTAAAATCTGCGTGGATAAGCAGCGTTCGGGTGCTGTTTGCCTTGTCTGCAAATGCGCGGATTTCACGCTCAGGGAAGTAGGGCTTGCGGTAGCAGCCGAAAGGCACGTTAAAATCGCCTTTTCCGTTCACGCGGAACAAACCGTTAAAGCTGTGTCGGTTCAGGTACAAAAACATGGCGGCCAGTCGCAGTTCACGGCGGTCGCTTATTCCCGTTCTGCTGTTCAGGAAGGCATGATTCTCTGCGTTAAAGGTTTCGCGAATGATGAGATAGTTACCCCTGTTGTTGTGGTTCAGGAACAGGGTTTTCGCCTCGTCGATCAGGTTGTCGGTGTTGTCCCTGGCTTGCCGGTAGAAATTAATCAGCGCACCATTGGAATCACCCAGGATGTAACGCTTGTAACTGGTGTTCATGAATACCGATGCGCCACCCACAAACGGCTCAACCAGGCAGTCTGCTTCTGGCAGATGCGCCTTCAGTGTGTTCATGATGCGACTTTTTCCGCCCACCCATTTAAGCGGCGTGCCGGATAACAGTTCTTTGCTCATAACGCGGCCTCTTTGTTATAGGTTTCGTGCGTTAATAAATCCCATGACGCCCCGTTGTTTTTGCTCAGCAATCGCCAGCGAAAACCGATTCTTATTACCAGGTAGTCGTGGGGTTTTATGCGTGAAAAATTCCGCACGCCGTCGCGGAATAAACGCAGCGATGCGCGGGCTTTTCTTTCCACGTTCAGGGGGGGGCAGCAACACACATTCAGGATGGCGACCATGGCTTCACCTCATATGTTCAGGAATGGTGTTGTGAAGCGCTGCCAGATTTCTGACACGACCTTTGCCTGGTAAACGGCGTCGCCCAGCGCGGTGTGAGCAATGGTCTCTTTGCCTGATCTGCCTGGCATTTTCCATCCAGTTGATTCAGCCATGGCGATAAGCGGGCGCATACAGCGCTCGTTCCAGTAGCACCAGGGGATGCTTTTTTCTCCGGCTGTGCGTGTTATGGCGGATTTCAGGATCGGGAAATCGAAGGATGCGCCTTTGCACCATATGGTCAGTGAATTGCCCGGGCTTTCGTCATGCATATTGCGTGAAATGAACGCCAGAAATTCGGTTACTGCCGCAAGCTCTGTTCCCTCTGCGTTGCGCAGGCAGGATCTGGCCTCCACGGATTGTCCGGCCCACCATACAGCGGTGGCTGCATTGACGGTTCCGCCGTTGCGTTCTGAATCCACCGGGTCGATGAATTTCTCAAACTGCTTGCCCAGCTTTCCGGTGAACGGGTCGAAAAACACCGCCCCAATCGCGAATATGGCTGCGTCCGGTCCGTTACCCAGTGTTTCGGTGTCAATCATGAGATGGTTCATTATGCGCACCCCTTCAGTTCGTCTGGGTTGGCGAGTATTGCAATCAGTCGTTCAATGGCTGCGCAGGTTTCCTGTGGACAGGTGTGTGTCTCTTTCGCTGTCTCAGTCAGCTCGCGCAGTAATTCGCAGATATGTGCACGCTCGGCTTTTCTTGCGGCCATGCTGATATGCGCATGATGGTTAGCTGGTCTGGCGGTTATTTCTCTGCCGGGTGATTCGGCTGTTCTCATTTGTTGACTCCTGAAAAAAGACAAAGGGAACCCGAAGGCATGAATGCCTTAATTAATTGCTCGTGTGTTTTCTGGTGTTATTCCGCGCCTGCTTTCGGCTTCAGGTTATTCCCAGATCTTCAGGGCTAACCAGATAAGCGCACTCACCTGAAATATCACCCATACAGTGGCGATGGTGAGTATTGCTTTTACATTCTTCATAAGGTTTTCGCTTTATTTACGGCGTTTATCGCCGGTAAAGAATAATTCGATATCCTTCAGTGTGTAGATAATTCGCATAATGCCGATTGCCATAAGCACGGAGATAATCAGAATTACCCATGAAAGAAATATGCTCATGCGGCTACCCCTGTGAAGTAAGGCTCAACAATTTCACCTTCAAACAGTTCTGTCATAATCGACTTTAATTCTTCCAGCGCTTCACGGTCATCGCTGCCCAGTGCGCAGTTGTATAGCCCCATAATTGCGCCGCGCAGTGAGTTACGAAGGCTTTCATCCTTAGTTACGCCCCGGTTTGCGAGTTCAAAGTGATAACGTTGCAACGCGTTATTGATAAGTATTTTGTAGGCTTCGATCATGGCTGAATCCTTTATTTATCAGTGCTTGCTTCCCGGATATTGAAAACGCAGGCCGCTGATTAATCTGTCTGCCGTTCTTAAGGCTTCAAAAAATGTGAAGTCCTGTCCGAAGTAATCATCCCCGCGAGTCAGGGTGAAATTAAATCTGCCAGTAACAGGGCTGCGAAAACTTTTGTGAATAACGATGCCAGTGTCGCCAATCGTCCAGGTGTGCTTGCCGGTTTGTTTTACCGGGTGACCGTCTGGTGTGGCATGGATTTCAGTGGTTGTGGTCGCACTATTTTTACGGAAGTGCTGGCGTGCAACGTGGCGTTCTGCGTTGTTATTAATGCGTGTATTTCGTTGTTGCCTCATTCTTCACTCGGTCCTTATGTGATAATTACAGTGATTCGCTTCTTGTCAGCCTAAAAATCACTTCAGCCATGACTTCGCTAATTACATCGATCCCCTGATCGGTAAGGGCTTCTTTCCAGGCCTTGCTTGCACGTGTTGGATCCATCCTGCCTGATTGCTGTTGTATGATGATGAAGCGTAAATCGCTGTATAAGTCTTTTGTTTGAGTGGAGTCAGTCATGTCAACACCTTCAAATCCTGATGTTCTTAATGATCCAGGTTTGTTTTGATATCACTGGTTGCCTCCGCTGTATTGGTGTTGCTCCAGTTTTGACTTTCTTCCTGTGTAAACCCGCTTTCCATTGATGGTCTGGCAGTCTTCTTTGTTTGCCGGGGAAAACTTTCTTTTCTGTCGGTCGTACGTCCAGTAGCTTTTCCAGTTGTGCCATTCTGGCGGCTCGCATTCTGGTAGTTCGTCAGCCAGCTTGTCCCACTCTCTGGCGTTAAACCACCATACGCCATCCGAATTTTCATCTTCAGGGTTTGAACGGGTCTTGTGTCCAGGCATCTGATTTCGCTGAAGCGCCACGCGCAATGCAGCTTTTGTCAACCCGATATAGGCTGCCCCTTTTTCAAGTGAGCAAAGTCCGGCTACCGGGCCATCCAGTCGCAAGGTTGCCCCTTTTTTGTAGGTGCGTTTTTTCTTTTCCTCTTGGTGTTCATCGTCGTTTGCCGCACCAACGGATTCGGTGATGCTGTCGTTTTCCTGAAGGGCTTGTGTGTCAGATAACTCTTTATCGGCAATGAAGTCCCGCATTTGTTATCCTCTTGCGTTGGTGCGCTTGCCGCGCCTTATGAAGGTTTGTTCTGGTTTGTTTACTTCACCTTGTGGTGAAGAGTGAAAAGAGGATACTCATCGTATGGTGAACATGTCAAGAGATTACGCCAAAAAACTGAAGGCGATCAGAAATGCGGAAAAACTTACGCAAGCTCAGTTCTCGCAAGTAACGGGGGTTTCTGTAGGAACTATAGGAAATTATGAGTCTGGATATAAACCTGCGCGAATTGAGGTTGTAGAAAAAGTAATCCAAGTCGAGCGATTCGAAAAATACACTATGTGGATACTTCACGACAAAACATTTCCCGCTGCCGGGCAGGTTGCCCCGGCTCTCTCTCTTGATGGCTCCATTCAGTCGGAGGGCGATCAGGTTTCAATCGGCATTACCCAAAAATCACCCCGATCTCGTCGCAATGCTGGCTAACGCTGTACATCGAGCGGGTTTCATCCCGTAGAGAGTGTACGGCTGATTCATCCGTTGGAGGGGCTAATCATGTCTATTAAGCAACTCAAAGACGGGCGTTATAAGGTTGATGTAAGGCCGCAAGGGGCGGAAGGAAAGCGGATCCGTAAGATTTTTACCCTGAAGTCAAAGGCACAGGAGTTTGAAAGGTATGTTTTGCAGAATTTCCACGATAAACCGTGGCAGGCCAAGCCAGCTGATCAGCGTCGGTTATCCGAACTGATAGATGCCTGGTGGGTGCTTGATGGCCGGAATCAGCCTTACGGTGATACTTACAGGGTCAGGCTGGAAAAAATAAACCGTGAGATGAGGGACCCCCGCGCCAGTGAGATGACGCGAAAGTTTATGCTCGGGTATCGTTCAGACAAATTACAGGCCGGATTAATGCCCTCCAGTGTTAATCGTGATTTGTGCGCCTTGTCTGCAATGTTTACTGCGTTGATTGATGCGGAGGTTTTCCATAACGAAAACCCGGTGCGTGGAATACGTAAGCTCAAGGTCAGGAATACAGAAATGGCCTTTCTTTCAGATGATGAGATTGATCGGCTGCTTGAACGACTCGAGGGGGATGCGCGTCGTGTTGCTGTTCTGTGTCTTTCCACTGGCGCAAGGTGGGGGGAAGCAGCTGGCTTACGTGGTGAGCATATCGTTGGTAACCGCGTAATGTTCTTTAACACAAAGAATGGAAAATCCCGCGCGGTTCCTGTTTCTGATACGGTGCTTTCGTTGATAAAAACCCGAAAAACCGGGCTATTGTACCAGGCTGATTACATCCGTTTTCGGGATATCCTTCAGGAGGTGAAACCGGATTTACCCAAAGGTCAGGCGACTCACGTTATGCGTCACACGTTCGCCACGCATTTCATGATGAACGGCGGAAATATCGTTACGTTACAGCGAATCCTTGGGCACGCCACGATTCAACAAACGATGACGTATGCGCATTTTTCACCGGACTTTTTACAGGATGCGATTAGCTTTAATCCGCTGGCTGATAGTGTCCATAAACTGTCCATTGACTAG